ATGCTAAATGATATGTTTGTTGCTACTCCAACAGACCCATCACAAATACCATTAACATTTGCGACACTTACGAGGGTCATTGATGAACCAGTAGAACTTACACTGGATACTCTATTATACTTTTCTAAAGATCCTGATGATGGTTGGTATCTAATAATACTACCAGGTTTGATTGAATTAAAAAACTTTCCTGGGCAAGTAACTGTTCCTGAAGAATTAATATTAATAGTATCAGAAGCATTAAATCCTATAGGTAAATTTTTAGTTAATACAGAATCTCCTATAAAAGGTGCGCCAAATAGAGATACAGAAGTTGACTGATAAATTTGTTTAATATCTGATGCATCATAAACATCTATATTTACAATAGATCTAGAATATAACTCAATGCCATTAATATAAATTTGCTCACCTTTTATAAATGTTCCAGATGTTTGAGTTAATGTAACTGTTGTTGTATTATTTCCCGCAGAAACTGCAAATCCACTAGCACCACTACTCTTACCTTTAACAAAAGATGTAGTTGGTAGTTCTGAACTTGATAAAGGTTGATTCAAAGTCAATACAGTATATGTCTGTATATCATAAAGATATAGATCCCAATTAGTAGTTTCATCTTTATACGCAGCATCAGTAACTCTAAAATTATAAACTCTAGCATCCCCAATTTTCGTAGAAGAGGAAGGAGTTCCCGATGCACTTCTTCTTACTGAGTGTAATTCTACAGGTAAATTTTGTTTTGGTGATCCCGTTACATTATTAATCCTCAACAAATTGCCCATTTCAAATGGAATTGAAACATTTTCAACTTTTTGAGTTGTTCTTGGTTTTTCTACATCTAAAATAGTAGTATTTGTTTTTTCAATATCATATCCCTTAACGTATGATTTTCCTGGAGATAACTTTATACACATCAAATCATCGGAAGGAGTGTTACCTGCTTCTGTTTTTTGATTTTCTAAAAATAATCCATCATTACCAAGTCTATTATTTAAAGAATTGTGTAAAGATATTTTAAATGGAGTTATTGAATAATTTCCAGATTCATCAAAAGTTCTTTGTGCAAGATAATCTCTAATTAGAGAATATTGTGTTTTTGTACTTACCTTTTTTATTTCTCCATTTTCAACTCTCAGAAGTTCAATAAAATCAGTATCAGTTTCTACACTGTCTATGCTTTTTTTTGTTAATGATAAAGATATTTTAAATCTATCTGCACCAGGGGCAGCATAATTTGTGAATCCTTTTGCATTATCATACAATGAAGGATCTTCTTTGGCTGTTATTATTTCTTCAGATACTTTCAATCCTATGCGATAAGTTGGAATATTTGAATAATAATCTAAAATTATAGTTTCTTTTGTTATCGCTACAAAAGATCCCCTTACAAAATAAACTCCATCATTAATAGATGCTGCAGATCCAGTAGATGTGGATTCTGATGAAATTAATGTTGCAAATGGAGTTCCTGAAAAAATAGTTGTAGTTCCATAAAGGATACTTTCAGTTGATATTAAAGATTCACCATCTGTAAATGGATTTATTGTGAAATTATTATCAGAATCTAAGTATTTTACATATATTGTAATATATTCTAGATCATTTGTATTATTTGGAATTTCAACCTTTTGTACTATAGCAGTTATTCCTGATATTTGCCCTTCAATTTTTTTACCAACATATTGCTCAATATAATTTGATATATTGACTCCCAAAGAAGTTGAATTTAACTTAACTGCAAAAAATTGAGAATCGTAAGTGACATTTCCAGGAATTACTACAGAACCTTCCTTAAAAATGTGACTACCAAAAGATTCAATTTGATTTTGTAAAATTGATTGAATATTGTTTAGTTCTCTTGTTTGTACTGGCCTTCCCGGATTAAAAAGAACTCTATAAAAGTTTTTTTCAGAGTCAAAATCATCAAAATATGGACTTACATTTAAATTTGTTTTTTGGGCCATTTTTTAGAATTCCAGAATAATTTTAATGTCTTCTTTTTGCCTAATATTTCTTGATACTAGGGGTCTATTGTCAATGTAGATAATATCTCCCGTCTTTTTATTTATCTCAGGATTGGCAAGACCATTTGTGAAAGAACTACCCAAATTTATAACGGAACCATTAATAGTTGTGGTGATTCCGGTTAGAGATGAAATTTGAGTTCCATTGAATCCACTATTGGTTCCAACTATGGTATCTTCTGATGTTGGTATTTGTGGATTAATAAAATTCACATTAGCATTTTTACTACTAGATATTCCAATATAATCAGTTTGATCATATGATGATCCATAATATAAAGATCTATCTTTAAAATATTTTAAAACTTTAGTGTCTGTGTCATATGAAGCAATATAACCAAATGCCCCTGTAGAATTTTGAATGATTTTTTCTCCAATCTGAGGGGCAATTTGGTTTACACTACTAAACTGTATTGCATAAAGTCCCGAAAACTGTGAGTCTGTGAAAGTTCCAATAGATCCATATTTTTCTGGATTTTTAAGAATTCCAATTTGACAAAATTTAGTATTAATTGGGAAATCTCTTGTCGAATCATCAAATCTAGAATAAATCATAATTTTATCCGCACCAAGTTCTTTATATAAATCATATCCATGCCCTTTAGATGGTGGAATTATTGGGATTAATTTTGCAGGATTTGAAATATTTCCAGATGGTTGCATTGTTCCCAAATCAACTATTCCATAGGTATATCCTGTTCCCCCAGAAGTGACATTTGTTTCTATTATTTCTCCATTAGCATTTACTGTTATAGAAACTTTTCCTCCAGTACCATCACCTAAAATATCAACTTCTTTTACATTATTTTCACCTCCCTGATAATTTTTTCCAGGATTATCAATGTATACAGTTTTTATTTGATTATTATTGATACTAGAATCTCCATTTTCTCTAACAGAAACAATTTGAGAATCTGTAGAACTGTTCCAATTATTTGGCAAAGTAATATATTCTGTAGAATCAAATTTTACAATGTCACTAGGAGAGACTGTAAATAAGTATTTCCAAAGATATCCATCATTTCCTAGTCCAGAAACTGATGGTTCAAGATCAGTAAAATCTGGTTCATATAATGATTGATTTCCCGTGGAATTAATCCCACTTGATCCATTTCGTATACAAATATAAACTTTATAATCAGTGTTCATAACATAATATTCAGAATCATAAAGTCTTGCTCTTTGAGCTATAGGACTTTTGTTAAGAATACTATAGTCATGCCTATACATGTCATATTTCTTTCCTCTTACCCAATCAACTCTTTTAATAACTCTTCGTATATTTGTTCCTGTAATTTTTTTACCAAAAAGAATAGTATCACTATAATGAGTTAAATAATCTAAATTATCTATTGGATTTGGGACAACAGCATTTAATGGATCTGCAGTCTCAGATCCATCCCAATTTGCATCTCGCGCAAATCCAGTATATATTCCAGGATTTGCCAATCCAACCCAAACATAAAAGGAATTTGATTGATTTTCTACCGAATCTATAAAATTGGTAGCATTCAATATTCTAAATTGATCTGTTACTATTGCAGACATTTATATGATTCTTTTTTTATATTTATATGTTTAAGCATATGATTAGAAATCAGCAGAATTGAGTAAATTATCCTTAATAATTGAACCATTATCATTAAATCCAATATTTCTTCTCTGAATAAATGGATAGGTAGATAATCCAGCACCATATCCTTCAGTGCTTATTCCTATGCTAGAAACCGCACCAGTTATTGCAATAGAAATTGGTGATGATGATCTAGTAAAACCAGATAATTTGCCCCATGATATTTTTCCAACGGGATAATTTAAACTTCCTGTAGTTGCAACTCCAACAATTGAAGTATTAGAATGAATGTTACAAGTTATAATTCCTGTTACCGAGTCAAATGCATGAACAAAGTAAATATTATTCAAATGAGATGTACTTATTGCAAGAACATCTGAATCATTTGTATTGATGGAAGTAACACCAGATCCAACTATAGTGTTTGAAATATAAATTGGATATCCAACTTGAAGATCAGAAATATCTCCATATTGATTTACTGAATTTACTGATGGGATATTAATTTGAAACTTAATTGCCAATGGTGCTCCAATACCTGATGTAGTTCCTATTCCTGTAATAGATGCATCAAATCCTCTAAGACCTGACATATTGATGTCAGTTATTTTTTCATACTGAGTAGAAAAATTAGTAGTAGCAATTCCCACATTATTATTTGAAAATATAATACAATCAAATTGATCAGATGTTTGTCGCTCATAATTGAATAAAGAAGCACTATCTACGAAGATTTCACCATCACTAGGATTGAAATTTTTTATAATACTTGCAGTTGGATAAATTTGTGGTTCAATAGATTCTCTAGATTTATATACAATATCTCCATTGATTTCGAGGTCAATTTTTTGCTTTGTCCAATACAATGGTTTTTTATTTACACTATCAATACCTTGATAAGTATATGTCTCAGTCTGAATTTTATCAGAACCAGATATATTTGATACAATTCTCTTGTTTTGTGTAATTGTATTATTAATATTTTTGTTATTGCTATAAATCTGAACAGTATCTCCAACTTTAATAGTTTCTGTAATATTAAACAGAAGACTATCTTGATCCCTAGTTCCTCTATAGAAGAATATTGAAATATTATCTTCTGGTTTAGGTGCAGTAGTGAATGTAAATGATGTTCCGCCACTAAATTCGTAAGAAATATTTGGTTCCTGAGGAATTCCATTTATAAAAATTAATAAAACTGATGCCAAATCTATTAACTGAGAATCATTAACCCCAGAATCAACTTCAAAACTTAAAAGATCTGAGTTATAATATAAAGGAAATCTAGTTCTTATTCCATCTTGATAATTTTTAACTGAATCTATATAATCCAATTCTCCAAATTGCCATGCAGCAAATGAATCAGTAAAAGTATCAAGAACTGTTAGTTCAAATTCACTAATTGGTTCCGACAAACCTAAAGCAGTTACTAGTCCAATCGGTTTAAATACATCACCTCTCCTAAATGAGTATCCATTTCTTACAATTTTGAAGTTTGTGACTTCAAATAGTGTAGATCCTATTCCTGTAGTAGAACTTGCTCCAACTTCAACATTCAATAATAATCCTGTTCCAGTGTCTGTTGTTGTTCCTATTCCAATTCTAGAAACTCCAATAATAGGAAGATTTTCATATGATGGTGAAGATATATTAATCATTGGTTCACTATATCCAGATCCTCCATCTATAATATTAAATGAAAGTGTTCCACCAGCACCAACTGAAGCAATAATATTGGCAACTGAACCACTATGACCATATTCAGTAACTGCTACAGATACCACTCCATTATATCCAGATCCAATAATGTCCATTGTCCCCAATCCTACAGATACAATAGATCCACCAACACCAATAACTGCAGTTACTGAAGATCCTACAAGGGGAGCATAACCTAAACCTGGAGTAGATCCTAAGGACACTATAATACCACCTCTAGGTAATTGATTCATATTAATATCATAATCTGATATAAACAAACCAGAATTTGATGATACTCCGGTAAATAATATACTACTAATTCCAACAGCAGTATCTTCTTCAATGATATAATTATTATTTGAATTATTCAGAGTAGTTGGTGATTGGAAAATATTATTAATAAAAACAATACCATTTCCACCACTTGTACCCAATCCAACGGTATTAATTCCTTGAGATGTTAAAATAAAAGTTTGTCCAATTCCTGTAAATTGATTTGAAATATCATCATATATTTGATTTGATGTATAATCTTGTCTCAAGAATACCCGTCCAGTAAAAGTTGCTCTTTCTCTAGGAAGATTACTTTCATCTGGTCCGATTAAATCTAATTGATTACCTCTTGGAGGTTCTGTAAAATAAATTTTATTTCCAAAAATATTATATGAACCTCTATGAATATCAACATTAGAAGTATCAGTATGAATTCCGGAACTAGAACCCAAAAATGCTCTAGTAACTTCAACTAAAGGTACATCTCCTGAGAAAGTTATTGGCCCAGCATTTGTTGTTCCCAATCCAACATTCGTTACTTTCATATATTCATTATCTACTTTTAATAAATCATTTGGATTTATTGAAGAAATACCACTAAGAGAAAATATAGTAGATGCTGCACTAATTTGACCATCATTTCCAGATAAAGTATGAGTTACATTGGAATATGTAACTGGATATTGAACAAGATTATTAATTGTAATTAATGACTTTTCATTTTTTTTGAACATCTCCAATTCATGAGCATTTCCAGTACCAAAAGAAGTAAAAGATACTCCAATTCCTTGATCAGCATATTCTTTTTTAGTTGCTAATCTGAAAGTATTACTATCAATTCTAATTGCATAAAGAACTTCTGGTAATAATGTTGTAACTATACCGACATAGTTTTCTGTTGCACCTATTCCTATTGCTGATGTACCTATGCCAATAAAAGTAGATTTTGGATTGTAAATCAATCTTTCTCCAGTATTGAAGAAATGATTAGGAATTGTACATATTCCAGTTGATATATCAATAGTTGTTATTGGATCAAAAGTTTTCATGAATATTGGAATATCATTTGAATATGATTCAAAATCTAATTTATCAATAAATGGTGAATTTTTGCCATAAAACTTAGAAGCACTTACAGATTGTCTGATTGGAGAATAAACTAAATCTGGGGGAAGGTTTACAAGATCCAAATCAGAATAGAAACATTCGTTAAAAGAAATTATTTCTTTTTCTTCAGATATTAAAGGATCTGGATAAAAATTCAGTATGATATTTGTAGAATCTACGGTCGCACCAAATGAACCTATTCCTGTAGTACTTCCTACAGATAAGAATGGGTATTGAGTTATGAAGATATCAGATCCATCATAAACAGTCATTATTTGATGTAAAGAACTTGTTTGTCCTACACCAATTTTTACTGTAGATTTTACTGAATTGAATAAATTTTTATCCAAAACAAAAATACTTGTAGATCCTGAAGATACATTATTGTAGTTTGATTCAAAAACCACAGTTCTCTCATTACCATCTATTTGCCCAGGTAACTTAAATCTATAGAAATCTGTTCCTAAAGAAGTTGATCCAAATCCAATATTTTTTGATCTTACTATAATATTTTCATTTTCTGTATTTGTATAGTTTAAGGATAAAATTCCACCATTTAAAGATGCTCCAAAAGATCCTATAAATCCATAACTTTCATAACTTTCATCGTCAAAATAATATTCACTGATATAAGTATCAGTTCCATCATGAACTAGATAAATTTGAACATAGTTCATGTTAGAACTATTTGTATTTAATATGTGAATATTGGAGTAGATTGAAGAATATTTGGAAGAATCTAAACTTATGATTGAGGTAGTTATTCCACTTGCAACTACTTTATTTTGAGCAATTAAATCAACACAATTTAAATTTTCAGTAGATCCTATTGCAGTTTTACTTGTAAAGGTATCTCTTAATATTTTAATATTGTAATTTGAATTGTACGGATCAGATGGGTCAAATTTTAGATAAAAATTGTTATCTTCAGTAACATATCCACTGATGTTTGCTAAAGTACTATTACTTACAATTTCCGAAACGGATAAAGTAAAAATATTTTCATTATCATTTAAAGTGATTATTTCATTAAATTGAATTTCATTAGATAAAATATTTTTAACTTGAACAAGAAATCTATTATATCCACTTTCTGAATTCAATGGTAAAATATTCGCAACATTCTCTATTTCGTCATTAGAACTTGAAAACTCATTACTAATATCATCAATTTGTAAGACTCTATTTGTTTTACATAGAATATAATCACTAAGTCTGACTTTTTCAAATTTTATAAATTTAGATTTATTTCCAATAACATCCACATCAACAACTAAATCAAAATTATTAATTGTATCTACTCTATTTTCCTCAACAAACATACTAACTAACGATAAAATAGATTCAACAGTTCCTATTCCTGATTGTGCATTTTCAATAAATTGAGTATCTGAAAAATTTTTAGTTCCACTAGTATGTAATAAATCATATACTGGGGATGATATCTCTTCCCAAGTTTTAGTGCTTTTTACCGTATATGAAAGATTTTGATAGTAATCATTATCTGGAGTTACTTGAGTATCATAACTAAGTTTTCCAGTATCATTCTCCCATCCAAAATTTTGAAGATTAAAGGAATTAGTATTATAAATTCCATTTGTTGAAGATAATGAGTCTATAACTGCTACATTATCTGATTGCAATCCTCTTATTTTTTCCCCAATAGATAGAGAATAACTACCTACTACTCTAATTACATTTTCTCGACAATCAACAACTTTCAAATTTCTAGAAATAAATCCAAATCCATTATCGGAAGATAATTGCTCTCCAATAGAAAAAGGAGAGAATTTTTGAATTACTTTAAATTCTGGATAATTTTTATAATTTACAATTGAAGCATTTGATTCTTGAATAGTTTTTGCTACTCCCGGATTATTTGTAAAGTCTGATATATCAAATTCTACTTTGTCTGGATTTAATGCATAGTAATTTTTAACTTCAAAAAAATTATATCCATGATCTGGAGAATTAAATCCATCTCCAGAGGAATTTGTTTTTTCTATTCCTTCTACAAATATCCTATCTCCAGGTTGGAATGGTTGTATTGAAAATCCAAGTAAAGGAGTAGTGATAAAACAAGTAACTATTCCTGAAGAAGAACTTTGAACTTTATCAATTGTTATCCCATTTGTATTGTTAATTGATTTAATTGTAACGGGATTAATTGGTAAACCTTTTGGGGGTATTTCAATATCTACTGAACCAATAGAAGATCCATTTAACTTTGCTTTTAAAAATCCAGAGTTAATAGATTCTTCAGTACTGGAATCTATTAAAATTAGATCAGGGGGTGAAATATAATTTTTACCACCACTTAATACATCAATCGTATCAATAGTATTTGATGATGCTATATAAGCAACTTGTGGAATTGCTGCTGTTGGTCTCAGTGTTTTATCTGAAGAATATTCAAATCCTTCATTTATAATTCTACTTTTTGTTATTTTTCCAATAGTATTTGAATATGGAATAATAAATGCACCTTTTCCATTTAAAGAATTTGAACCTATAAAATCTGGTAAAGATTTATATCCATATCCACCGGATAAGAGATTTATTTTACTGATTCCTCCAGTTGAAGTTTTAGATGTAGTATTATATTTTAAAATATCACATTCAGACTGATAATAGTTTAATTTCTCTGGAGTATTTTTTAGTGAAATTGTAAAAGTAGTTGTTCCAATTCCACTTACATTATAAGTACCATAATATAAACTATCGGTAAACAGTATTTCAGAGTAATTATTTACTTCTGAATCTGCAGTACTAATATACCCAGATTTTTCTAAATTATAATAAATTTTTTCAGGAACAAAATCTTTATAATTTATAGTCAATGATGCATTTGTGGACACTCCAACAGTTCCAACACCCGATACTACTTTTGTATTAGAATTTTCAATTGAAACAAATTCCTTTTTAAAATCTTTATCTGAGTAAATTTTAAAGTTGTATCCAGACAGAGAAGAATCTGATAAATCAAAAATTAAATTATTATTTTTGATTTGATTTATTTTTGGATTAATTAAACTAATTTCGTGAATTCCACTTCCCTGAGTGGTTAATTTCAATGTTTCAGGTGGATTAACCACTGAATCGTAATATGTTTCACATAATTTGATATTATCATTATCTACTTTGTATATAAAATAGCAACCAGTTGTTATTCCTGAAGGTATAGAACCAAGTGTATTAAAAATAATTTTATCGCCAGTATTTAAACTATGAGAATTTAATAGAATAGTATCAGATGTTGTGTTTATTCCCGAAGAACTAAATTGAGTAGGATTGATAATTATTTTCTGAATCAGAGGATCAAGTTTAATCTTTACTGATGTTGAGGTTCCAATACCAACATTTAAATTTGGATTTACTCTTAAAGATATTTTGTCACCAATCTGTAAGTTATGAGATGTTGAAACAGATACTACAGATTTTATTTTGCTGATATCTACTTTAATTTGATTTAAATCTGATTCTATAGAATATTGATAACTATCATGACCAGAATTCCACGTAGTATTTCTAAAGAATAAACCAGAACTATTTGTCGTTAATCCTACATTAGTGACAATACCAATATAATCTAATGACTTATTGATAACATACAATACTTCAGAACTTCCACTTAGAATATTGAAAGATAGACTTGTAGGAGTTTCAGATACAGCAATAGAATCTCCACCAGTTGGTTTTTTGAATATTACTTTTTGACCTGTTTTGAAGCGGTGATTTGGTATAAAAATACTTTGTGTCGGTATAAATTCTGAATAAGATGTAATTCCAATGTTATAATTAACATTTGTTCCTACACCAACTATTGTACCAATGCCAACAGATTTTGTTGGATTAAAAAATACTTTTGAATTTACTGTAGAATCAAAATATTCTGTTAATTTGTTTATTGTAAATGTATCCGGGAGAAAGTATATTGAAGATGATTGAGTGTGTATTCCGCCACTAGTTTCCCTACTTACTCTTATAACTCCATAGTTGTTGTAAATATTTAAAATTGAAAATAGTTCATTGTTGATTTTAAAACTACTTCCTACAGAAATATTTTCAGGAATAGATGTTAAATAAATGTCAGTAACTATTCCAGTAAGTGAATATGCAGGTATTTCCTTTTCTAATTTAGCGAAATAAGAAGTTACTCCAATTTGATATGATCCATCTAAAACAGAAACCTGAGTTGATACTCCTGATATATTGATAATATCTTTATTCGATAGATTATGATATGGGTAAATGTGTACATTTATGGAATTACCATTTTCCCAAGTTACTACTGAATCATTGTAATAATCTACAGTTGTCTCGATTTGTTCAATTTCTTTTCCGGTTATTTCGGAAACTTTTGCTAAAATTCCCCCACCACTATCATTGGATTCGAAATTTATTTGATCTCCTACTTTATAGTCAGAACCAGAATTTAAAATTTTCAATTCTGAAACACTACCATATGAAACGGATTCAATTAAAGTTTTTTGCTCAATGATTTCATTTGATTCTACAATAAAATCATTATCGGCATATTCTTCTTTGACTTTATATGGAGTAGTATTTCTAATTAAATTTGAACTATTGAAACTAAAAGATTGATCTAAGTTTGAATTTTCATTCAAATTCATAGATCTGTATTTGTTTCCAATAAAATATGGAAATTTACCAATATTGTTACCATCATTATTGGATTCAATAGTTGTGAAATAAGCATATGTTCCATTTGGAAAATCTTTAGTCTTACCAAATCTTCCATTATATTCATCTAAATCACCTGCATTAGTAAATGCATAATCTTCTACAAAATATCCTTCTGGGAAATTTGGTCTATTTTCAACAGTTACTTTAGAATATCCAGAACTTAATACTTTAACTGATGAAGATGAATATGGGTCAGAATAACCATAAGGCCCATAAATTGGATTTCCATCATATGCCCATCCAATAATATCCGAATGTGTTGAGGCATTTCCGGCATCTTTAATATGTGTGGTATATCCTACAATTGCATATTTGAGATTATTCTCAGTTTCTACTAAAATTTCACTAGCAGGATCTCTATATAATGCATTTTGAATACCATACTTATAAGAATTATTTAATGTTAATGATCTTATATTTGGTTGAAGTTTTGCATTTTGACCTGCAGAAATTGCAATTATAGAGGTAGTATTCTCATCATATCCTGCCCCAGAGTTAATAACTATAATGCTTGAAATTTTATTATTTGTAACTACTGGTCTTAATGATGCACCAACTCCATTACCCAAAACAAGTAAATCTGGAGTTGAGTAATATTCAAAACCTCCATATAGAACTTGAACTGATGTAATTCTTCCATTTATAATAACTGGTTTTAATTCTGCTTCTCTTCCATTTTTAATAGTAATTTGAGGTCTTTGGTGATTATTTAAAATAAGAGATCCGTAATCTGATCCTTTTTCATAGATATAAACATCTTCAATAGATCCTCTAATTAATGGAACTGCATTAATTAAACCTCTGACTTGAGTACTCCCAAGACCAACAGAAGTATAATCAACTGATAAGATAATTTTTGGGTAACTAAAAAACTGATATCCCGAACCAGTAGATGAAAATTTTACATAATTTTTTCTAGTAAAATTGGAATTATCAGTTCCACCTATTCCAATATCACAAATCCTAAAATTATCAGAATTTAGTTTTAGAACTTTATATGAATTTGATGTTGTTAATCCAGAAATATTGGAAGTTTGATATTCATATGAGACTACTTCTCCATCAGAAAACCCATGATTTTTAAAATTTATAGTATGATCAAAAGTTGAAATTCCAGATGGAGATACTCTAATTTTTCTATTTGAATAACCACTTCCTTCGGAAATAACTTGTATATCAACTAATCTATTTTTTACTTCAGTTTTGAACTTATGAGTTCCAGAATTTCCAATAGTAGTGAATCCTACAGTATTGATTCCTGATGAATAGTCTGAAAAATTTTGATATAGTCGAATTGTTTTATCATTAATTACTTCTGTATAATAAATTGCATTTTTTACTAATGTTTTACCTTGATCCAAATTAGAACCCTTAAAAGTTCCTATTCCAATAGAATTAAAGTTGTTGTTATTATAAACAAGTGGTTGTCCATTAATTAGATTGTGATTTTCTTTGAATGCTATAACTTCATCTACAGAATCTATTCCACCACCATTTAAAATAGATCTAGCATCAAATTCAATTTCTCTCGCATACTTTTCAAAAATTGGTTTAAATGAAGAATTTGATCCATTTCCACCACTTAATTGTATTGATATATTTACATCAATATCAAATTCTTGAGGATCTACAAATATTTTTTTAACGGAACCAGTTATCACTGGATAAAGAACAGCAGACCCTGTAGATATTGTTAAGACTGGTGGATTTATTACATCATAATTATTTCCACCACTTAAAACGTCTACATTTTCTAAAGGTCCATAATAAATTTTATCATTTGTTTTATAATTGTATATTTCAACTCCATTTTTTAACATTCCAATTGATCCTGGAATTGTTTCGTAAATTTTATTATCTGAAGTTTTTCTATCTAATGGAAACTTTTTTAGTAATTTTTGTGGAGAAATAGTTTTAGATTTTTGAGAATAAAGTATAACCTTATGATTTCCTACGATTGAACCATTCGAAAATTGTCCAAATGTTACAAAATCACTACTACCAATTGTAGAGGAACTTAAATGAAGTTTAATTGATTTTTTGTCCGATAAAACCTCCACAAAATAAGGACCTTCCACCAAACCTACAATTGTGGAATTTTCATCTGTGTAGTATAATACCTTATCTCCGGTTATGAATGAAATTACATCATTAAACTCAATGATACTATACTCATCATCGTCATTCTTTCCACTCAGTTTGGTTATAGTATATTCAAATACATTTTTTTGTATTTGATAGGATGGTAAAGAATTAGATGCAACATACATATATGCATCATTTTCATTGTATACATTTTGAATATCGGATGTAATCTTATCATTTCCAAATTCGATTGGAACTATTGGCGAATTTGCCTTTTTAAGTATTCTTCTAATATCATAATTTCCAGATAAATTAATATTCTGATTTATTGTAATTTGATTGGCGTTAAGATCAATACCAGTAATAATTGCAGTAGAAATTACATTTTCAGTATTTCTATCAAGTATTTCAATTGTGTCACCAACTGAAATACTTACAGAATCTATTTTTGATTTTATAGTAATTGTAAATCCAGAAAAATTATCTACTTGATATCTTGAACTTGTATTGTAAATCCAACTATTTGCAAAAATTTGCTTATTACTTTTTCCTTGCGAAATAATCTCACCTAAATTTTGAGGATATATTTCATCTCCTTCAATAAAATTGTAAGAATTATCACTTACAAAAATATCAGATATAACTCCAGTGATTATAAATTCTACTTTTTTTTCTAAATCGCCATTTTCATATCCATAATAAGTTTCATTTGAAATCAATAAAGATTTTTTGAGTACATTGACTGATTCATTAGAATTAATATAACAACCTAAAAATTGGTTGATTGTTTTTCTGGAATAAAATACCTCATAGTCCTCATAAAAAAAACTTCCAGATTCCGCAAATCCAATTGTAGAATCTACTGTAACTACTCCAGTTTTAGTAGAAGATAATATTACATTATCAATTACTTTTGTATTTGGAGTGACTGAAAACGTGCCAGTAATATTTGGATAACTATCATCATATCCAACAAAAAAGTTAAGTTTATAGTATGTCTTACTTTTTCTTGTGATTGTTTCTACTTCAGAAACTGAAGCACTGGTTCCCTCATCGGTAGATTTTTTAATTGTTTGTCCAGTTAATTTAGTTGGGTCTCCGGAAATTGCTTTAATTACTGCTACATTTCTTCTTATATAATCTGAATCGGATGACTTAATTAAAAATTGTTCTAGGTTAATTATTTTTGGAGTTTCTCCAAAAAGAACATTAAATAATATTCTAAAAGATTCTGGAGTTCCTTTTGTTTCATACAAACTCTTTGATTCTTTTATAAAATTGCCTACATTTAAATTTTCATTGAAATTTAATTCTTCTAATCCTGGAGTTAAAGTAAATTTAATTTTTTTATAAAATTCTTTTAAAAATAAGGAACTAAGATTTTCTACCTTTGATTCAAAATTATGAGGTTCTGATACTGATTCGCTAAAAACCAATTCTTCATATTGCAAATTCTTATGATAATTTGTAATTCCACTAAATCCACGAATGCAACCAGTAAAGGTATTCGTAGTTATTCCAGTATAAGTAATAATTTCATCATCTATTTTCAACAACCCATATTTCGAAGGGAATCCTTTGGTTGAATTAACGACAATATTTGTAGAAGATGAAGAAATACCAGATGTTAAACTCGTAAATCCTACAATAACTTCTGGAAGTAAATTATCTAATTTTAAATATTGATCTAAATTTTCAACAATATCAATTGGGCCACCTTGATATTCTTGTGAAATATAATATTGCTTTAGAAATTCCGCTGCTTTTGGATTTTCATCTAAAATAAATTCTGGAATCTGACTATCAATAATTTGTTGAATTTTAACTCTAGAATCAAATTTTGAATTTACCATATTACGACCTCTTTAGATCCCCATTTGAATAACTTGAACTGTAATAATCATTAGAAGAGAATAAAACTCCAGACATATCTTCACCAGAAGACATAATATCTTTAATCATATTTATTTTACTTTTTGAAACATCAAATGATAGATATAGATCTTTTAATCCAACAATATCATTTGATTCTGGAAAAGCTTGTATTTCTATAATATCTTCATTAAGAACTGTAGAAGTAATCGTAATCGCATTTAACTTTATTTCGCCAGTTTCATAATTTACTACTCCAGCAGACTGAACCGCAATTGATGTTTTAAAAATTGGTGTAGATTCAGAAGTTATTGATGTTAACTTTTCTCTTATAATTGATATGTCTCCGAAGTTAGATACAGTTCCATCAGATTTTTTCCTAGGAGTATCAGTAAAATAAACCATATCAGGTTCATTTGCAATCTTAAATCCCGTAGATTTAATATTTTTACCTTCAGGATTTACATGAAACTTATTTCCATAACAAATTTCATACTGAGTTTGGGCATTAATTTTTACTTTTAAATCTCTTCTGATTCTTACCTTTGTAATATTTGATGTAATTGATAAATCAGTATTATCAATTATCTGTAAAACTTTACTATATTTGAATCTTCCACCAAATGAATTCAAATTAGTTGATTGTGAATATTCATTTAAGGATTTGATTACTTTAGTTTTTAAATCTTCTATACTTGAAATCTTCGAATAATTATAATATACTGATGAATCAATTTCAACATACAATATTTTAAGATCAATAATTTCTGGATTAATACCAATTACAGAATAATTTTTAAGTTTATCCTTTATTTGTTTTTTATCAAAATCCGAAACAAAGGTTCCATTTTTTGGTTTAATACTGATCAATACTTTTCCATATTGTGGAGGAATTAATTCTTCTCCACCTACAACTGATATTGATTCAGTATTTGGATATATTTTTGATTTGATAATTGACTCATAATCTTTTACAGTAACAGCCCTATTTTGTGCTGAATAGAGTTTTGGTGCAAAATTTCGAATTGAATCAATATTTTCAATATCAGATCCATTCTGAGAATTTTGTAAAGTTGTAATTGTTACTACTGTATTATCATTTAAAATTGCAATATTATCATCTTCATCTCGAAATGTTCCAGAAAAAGTAAAAGAACCTGCTCCATTTCCTTCTTTTCCGTCAGTAATGATATAAGTTACTGTAATAATCTCATTGTTCTGAAGTTTTTTTCCAAATATTCCATCACCAAAGATAATTTCGTATTTTTCATCTTTGATTTCTTGAATCAAATAAATTTCAGAATTTGAATCAATATTTAAAATATCATCTACTTGTTTATATGATCTTCCGATTCCATTATCACTTATTCCCTTCACATAAACTCTTATAGTGGACGTATCAATATATGCGTTATCTAGTATAAATTTTTGATCTATAGATCCATCAACTGTAAATTGCTTTTTTAAAAATGTTCCCTGTTTAATTGTAATATTTTTAAAGTTGGCAATATTGTTTTTAACAGGAACAGTAACGTTGTCTGGTATTGAAAACACATAAGAAGTACCACTCACAGATCCAGTACATACCAATCCAGATTGTAAAGTTAAAGTTGTCGTTAAAACCTTTGGTTGAGCACTAAAAGACACAACAGCACTTGCTGCCGTTCTGGATTTTGGAACATAACCAATATTTCTTGCCAAGGACACGACATTTTCTCTTACAGTTGCAGAGTCTAGAAAAGACTCATTAACAACCATATTTGAATTAAATGCAGTAATATAAGTGTTATATGCTAATGTATCAATTAAAATTGAAAAATTAGAACCTTCAAAATCAAAGTCCGTGAAATTTGAATTCGCACGAAGATAATCTTTGATTGAGGTTTTTATCTGATCAAAATCTAAATTGGTAAATTTTGTAAAAGGCATTTTATCTTGTTGCCTCTAATATGAATGAAAATTGTTGAGATGGAATTTCTTGACCAATAATAACAAATTGAATAGTCACTTCAAATTCATTTGAATCTGGTTTGGGATCTACTTGAACGATTAAATCAGATACTCTCGGCTCATAATTTGTAACAACTTCTTTAATTTGATCTTGTATGATTGATGCTGATGCATAATCGACAAATTCAAACAAACTTGATCTTACATTTGAACCGAGAGAAGAATTAAAAAATCTTTCAGTACGAATTGTTTCAACTAAATTGCGAACGGATCTTATAATCGCTCTTTCGTTATTAAGAATAGGCAGATCACGAGTCACAGGATGTGGTTCAAAGGATAAACTAATATCTCTAAAGGATCTAGATATCCTAGTTATTGCCATTGTACATAGAAAATTCTTTATCTATTTATGCCTATTTCCAGGATGATCCGTATGTTGGTTCAGTTCCATAATTCCAATCATCATAATCTTCATCGTTTCTTATTTTTTCATGTAGATCAGTCTGTTTTTTGAGATTATGCTTCGGTGCAAGATCATGCATAACTTCTTGAATGACTCTCTTTGGTTTCATTTCATCATAATCAGTGATCAATTTTTTAGTTCCCCACATCTCATACATGTAATTACTATCTCTATCGACTGGTAAATTAGACATTTTAGCTCCTGTTTTAAAGAATAAAACAGAACTTTTATAAAGGAGGTTGCTATCTCCCATAAGTATTTAACGATCTAATTCTCTTAACTTATAATTATCTGAATTTAAGTATTTTAGTAGTTCTAATGCTATTAATTTTGGATTTCCTTCACCACAGGTATAAACATCAATCGCAATACATCCATTTTCGGGCCAAGTATGGCATGAAACATGACTTTCTGAAAGGGCAATGACTATGGTACATCCCTGAGGAATAAAACAATGTTGGTAAATGTTGAGAATTGTCATTCCAGCACGATTTATACCATTTTCCATAATTGCTTGGATGGCAATTCCGTCATTTAAAAGGTTAAAATCGACATTGTAAACCTCTAAAAGTAGATGTTTACCCATCGAAAACTGTTTCAATTTACTTTTTGCGAAAAATTTATTTATTGAATATAAAATCCCTTACGAAAATAGTCACTATCTTCAATAAAATTCATATTTTTAATTTTTTCATCGTCCCAAACTGGTATAGCAATCGAATTTCCATATCTAAAATTAGGATTTTGTCGAAAATGAACCTCAATTAACTTATTTCCAATAAATTCACAGTTAATATAGTCATAGTTCCCCTTTAACTGTTTTAAAATTTCAGGAAATTCAACCTCTTTATTGATTTTTTCCCACTTTTTCCATTTGTAAAGTGGATCATTCTCAGATTTAGTACCTAAGATCACTAATTCTGCTTTTTGCTGATAAAAATCAACACTTAAGTGATCACCAGTAAATATCTCACACCAAAATTCTGCTGGATGAAAATGATCAGTGCTTTTTTCTATCCATTCTTTACGAGCAAGACGGCCCATTCCGAGTAAATTAAAGGATGGACGAACAATATAAAAGTCGGATTCGGGAACAGTGGTTCCAACAGGACCACATGTATAACCCAATATCCGACTTAGAAATAATTTATTATAAACCCAGAGGTCTGATGGATGTATATGATTCCATTCATCATTGACATCTAGGTGATACATTATCCTTTCCCCTGTCCTCTATACTTTTTTCTTGCCCCATTACGAGATGTTGCAGAATACTTAGTACCATCTCCATCTCCCTGACGGGATTTCTTAGGAGGTCCAGGAATATAAGAACTGCTTTTATTCAGTCCACCTTTTGCTTTTGTAGCCATAAGTTATTCTCCACTAAAATTTCAGTTTCAAGATCTTCAGGTTTTGGAGAACCTGTCTGATAAAAATCAATTGACAGATCCTCCATTGTATTGAAATATTCTTCCTCTGTAAGACAAGTATAAATTTTTCTTCCCTTACAGAGAATATTGTAACGCTCGTTGCTCATCAAATCACTCTTGTTTTTTCGTGACCAACTCTGATACGTGGATCGCACCAAATTTGGAAACCTGCCTCTATTGCATCCAGACAGAATGATACATCTTCTCCACACATATCCTGAACTTCTCCAGATTCAAAGACTTGCATCTTTGGAGCAAACCAAGGATACTTCATTTCAGAATGTTCAAAGACTCCATTCTTAATCAGAACCCAGCCAAATCCAGTATAGTCAACTGTGAATGGTTTACGACGCTTGGAAATGCTTTCAACGGTCTCATGATTCATGACACCACCATTTCCTCTGAAATCTTCTTCATCCAACCAATGTGCGACTGATGTTGTATGACCATCTTCTGTGGCATACCAACCTGCCGCAATATCTTTGTCCATCAGAACCAGTTGCCAAAACTTTTCAGTATTGAAAACAATATCTGAGTCAATCCAGAGTTGCCAATCATATTGAAGTTTTCCATCCCAAGGAATTTGATTCGGTCCTCTTAGAACATTCGCACCTAAACATTTGCATCTTGCAAAGTTTACCATGGATGAATAGTCTTGCGAGATCTGAATACTTGCTCCTGACTGTACTAGATCAAAACACAGTTGAACAAAACTCTTGAGGTAAGTATAAGAAACTCCCCTGCCAGGCAGACAGAAGACGATAGATTTTCCTCTTACCATCTCTCTTGCCAAATTATAGTCCCATTCTTGTTCTTGCTGAACTGAGGGACTTTTTGCTGCTTTTACAGTAAATCCTTTAGCCATAATTTTTTGTAATTACTTCAGTATCATACAGTATTATCTATATGATGTCAAGAACTGCGTTCTGACAGAATTAGTTCATTTCCTTCAAGATTAAATGAGATTTCTGTGTCTTCATACCATTCTAAGTCATTCATGATTTGCTCAGGAATTGTGATGAAGTATTGACCACTGATTGGATCGATCTCTATGGGCGCAAAAATATCCCCGGAATTTTTTTTCATTTGAGTGAATATAAGTTTTGATTTTATATATGCGGGGTTTTTGAAATTTTTTGGTGGGGGGATTTTTTTATTATAGAGTCTTATATTTCTCTCGCTTCCGTAACACTTTGTAGGTTAGGGTAGTGTTGGGTTTTTCAATTAGGATCGCTTAACTGTCAAACACGAACGAATAAGGAATACTAATCGTTCGTGATTAGGGCGGCAGAGTATACCTAACTGCCGCCCACTAACTAACAATTAACCCAGCAACATGCCGCAGACGATGCTGTTGTAACGGTTGCAGATAGCGTCATCAGCATCATAATCGGGTTCGGATTCGGGGCGAAACGCTATCTCAACTGCCACACAATCGCAGGCAAGGATACCATAATCACGAAAATCATGGCATCGTGTGAAATAATTATCCTCATCAGATGGGGCAACAAAAAGATAACGATCTCCCAAATCTTCTAGGAATTGAGATACAATCGCTTCCTCTTTATCATCAAGTCCCGTATAATCATCGTTGACAATTGCACACATAAAGTGTGAAGGAATCACGTAAGGTTGTAGGTCGATTGTAGCGGTCATGACAAGAATAACGGTGGAAAGTGTAAAGAATAGGGGTGAGAACGTCACCCCTGAATGTAACTTACTTCGCCCAAGTTACGCGGATAAACTTATCACCCTCTGCAACTTTAGCGATTCCAGTTGCAACCTCTTTATCCTTTTCTGCCTTAAGGTTAATCTCAAGAACCTTAATCGCGGGAGAATACGTAACTTTATCGCGGGAGGTTAGTGATACCAACCCCCAGCAAGTGCGCTCAGAGGTTACATCAGCGGCCATCATGATGCCAGCGATCTCATCACGCAGACGCTTGCATTCTGCCTCCGCCTCTTTACACTTAGCGTCAGCAGTTGCGAGATGCCCCATAAGGGTTTCGAGCGTATCCGAAACGATGGCGGCGGGCAGATCGTAGGAGTTTGCCATTGGTCTGGGGCGGATCGGTTGAAAGGTCGTTTTCGATCCGTTGAAACAACATTAACCGCCAGCGCCCCGAGCAGACTGTATCAACCAATACCAAACGGCAACCCCATTCATCAGCAACGCTAATGGGTCAAACGCTTGACGGATGGGCGGTTGGCGTGGTTGGAATCGCACCAGCGTCAGGCAGTTTGTATAAAGAACTCAAACAGTGCTAAATGAATTAAACTCAAACAGTGCTAAGTATAAAAAACTAAGACAGGACTAAATGTAGAAAACTAAACCACACCACTGACTAACATTCTACACTTAATCCTGAGTTAGTTCTTTATGCTCAGGAAAAGTATAAAGAATAAAGAACTACTTAAGATTCATTCTCTATTCTTTATACTTTCATTCTTCATTCATTTAACTAACTCTGCAGGTGATCCACAAGACTTATAAAATGCAATCATTCTTTCTGCCTCTTGAATTGTGGTGAATGATTGTGTGCGCCATTCACAATTATTGTAAGGAGTTTGATAACGAATGATGAACATGAATCTAGTTGCGAATGTGTGTGAAATGTGTGTAATCTCGTCGAGATCATGTGAACTTGTGTGCGCGTCTCGACGAGATTCAATAATGATGCCTTGACATTACACAATTCGGATCATTAAACCAATCAGAATCCTCATAAGATTCTGTGATTTTGGTATCAACAAGATCGCAGAATTGCTTCATGCGAATCATAAGATCATCGGTAAGAGTCACCTTTCCGGTAGTATTCAGTTCGGTGATTTCTTCGGGGGTGAGAATAGTTTCCATGATGAAAGGGTGAAGAATGTGGGGAGGATTGTGCCTCCCCTGTATTGTATCAGATCAGAGGCGACCGTTGCGCCCCAGTGCCGCCCAGGTTGCTGCTGGTGCTGAGTGAATCTTAACGCCATTGCGGACCCAGACCAGTTGGCGAGTCTGCAGGGAGGTGGCAGGTGAGAGAGTCACGGGTGGTGTGGTGTGAACTGAGAGAATTCTACAGGATGGGTGGGGACCGTTGCCGATCCCCTTGTGCCAGTGCCTCAATTGGCACATTTCACAGTTTCAAAGCATTCCACCCATTCTGCTTCGGGATATAAGAATGCAACGCAATCATCAGTGAATGATGTTACATCTCCGGGAAATGCAGTATAGGTTGTACGCTCTTCACAATAATCATCCCACTGTGCATCTTGCCATTCAATTTCATTCCAACAAGATTCTTCATTCTTTACATTTTCATTCATCGTATTAAATTCTTCCCTGGTCATCACTACCTCTTCCAAAATGATGCGATGGCGTACTACAGTAACCAAATTATCATTTGAGGCAGCATCAATATCCCATCCAAGATTTGCAGCAATTGCAGGATGAATTTCTGTCGGTTTAGTCATTGTGTAATGTGGTGAACTGATACCAGTATTGCCCCAAACGGCACCAGAGTCAAGGGGTTGAACGATCAGCAATGCTAATGGGTCAGGGGATTGACAAGGGGTGCGGGTGCCGTGCTAGGATGAAGGTAGAACCTATTTTTGGTGGGGTTAGGTATAAAAAAAGGGAGGCGATTGCCCCCCAGTTTGTGTCATTCTTCAGGACCAAATGCACACTCCAGAGAATACTCTTCAAGTGCCTGATCGTCCTCATAATAGGATGCCCAATCATCCTCAGTGGGGATGTACTCTTCAACCTGGAGATCGTCAGTGAAAGCGTAGGTCATGGTTCAGTGGTGTGAACTGAGAGAAGTCTACAGGGTCAGCGGCGGATCATTTCAGCAGCAGTGGACAGTGCTTCACCTGTCACATTGCGGATGGGGCGGATTGGTTCCCAGAACCAGTAGAGCAGCAGAGCAGCGATCAGAAGGCGCAGCATGGTGGCACGGTGGAATTTAGGGGAGCGGGAGCAGGTTAGAGCGTTGAGCATGGTAGAAGGGGCGCAGAGCGCCCCGTAGGGGTTCAACCGATCAGGGCAGCAAGGATCCTGTCACGCTTGCGGATGGTGCTGATGCTCCAGAGATCGCGCCGCTTGCCTTTCATGGTGGCGCTCAGGATGCCGTCACGCTCCATGTCCACCATGATAGCGTGAACAGTGCCCTTATGGCGGCGGGGATCCAGTCCCATGCCCCGAACGATGTCGGAGCAGGTTTGGGGTCCCTGCTGGATGAGGATGCTGCGAACCATGGTGCGGGTGAGAGCAGAGAAGT